GCTGGTATTCAACTGAGCTTAAATACCCTTGTCGAACAGATTGATTTTTTTTAAATCGAGTATAAGTATAATTCCGGTGATTTTTAATAGGCGTCAGAAATTCCGATTTCCCACTACCTAATTAACTGTGGATTCAGTGGAAGTTACCGATTTAAATTTATCCGAGAACTGATTAAGGAGGTGTAGGCTTCGTTGATCTGTGACTCAAGAAAGACGTGTGAACGTTATTCTCACGCGTAACATTGGAATACTCTCGACTTGTACGGGAAAGCCTTCATAAACGCCATTCCTCTTGGTGTTGGGTTCTGAAGAGGAGTACCTGTTCGAAAGAATCACCTAAAATCGCTGGTGATTGTTACTACCATGGCACTGGTAAAGACTAAACCGCTTGTGTTAACAGCCGCCAATGAAGAACAATTATATAAGCAAATTTCTGGCGCGCTTGAATCTGTGAACAAGAACATGAAAATGTTCAGAGCCTGTGTTCCGCTTGAGCTGAAGAATAATGGTTATACATCATTCGAGCTTTGCGATGGTGATACAAGATCTTTGGTGACTGCTTTTAATGTCAGAGTCCAGAAGAATTTGAATGTAGATCATCCCCACATTTTCTTATTGTGGGTGCCTAGGATTCTGAAGTCTACCACCGCCACTGCCATTATAAAATGTAAGTATTTGGCAACGGGTGATGAGAAAGCAGTTGGGAAGTTTCCGCTTAATGAAGCCTTCATCTTTGCCTTTGGATGGGAAAGATCCATCAGGATGAAGGATGCTTACGATGGTAAGGGGTTACATTTGTTTATTCAATGTTTCGCCCCTAATTCTGAAGCGAAGGCCCCCTTAGGCCGATTGGTCCCAATGTGGGACAATTGTGCCACCGCTAAAATGCGGTATACCGAAGATGTGGGTTCCTCACTTACCACCGCAGATGAAATGCGTGTGAGAAATGTGCTTACTGATAAGGATACGAGGAATCTTTTGAGATCATATATGGCTACTGATTCGCTTGTAAAGAGCAAGAAGATAAGTTCACAGGTGCACCTAGGGTGCAATTGTCTGATGATTTACCCGCTACGTTGGATTTTACGCAGCGTGAAGTGCCTGTTCTCGGTAGTATACCGAATGCTGCCCTTTTTAATGGTTCAGTTGTTAGTGGAAATGGTACGGTGGGAGATTGCGATGAGTAGACCGCAACCTCAAAACGCTCCATAGTGATGAGTTATAAAGTTACGTGGGATGGATACCCTGATTTGGGTCCCCCCGTGACTGCTTGTCCGGGAGGAGGTTGTCTTGGGAGTCTCCTTCTTTACCGAAACGTTATCTATAATTCTTCCTAACAACAATGTCTGGCAATGCTATTGAAGTTAATGGCCAGTGGTATTCACCGGTTACTAACAATAATGCCCCGTCACGAGGTCGTGGACGTGGACGTGGACCGACTGCTAGGTCCAGGAATTGGGCTCAATCTCGAGCCAATGCTGCCCGATCTAGACCACAAACTCTAGTGATCGGAACTATGCCAACTAATTTACCAACCTGGAAGTCTTTCCCAGGTGAGCAATGGCATGTAGTTTCAGGCTTTTCGTTTCCTGATAGATGGAACAATGGTAATATAGCCTATGCCTCGATGAAAACTGAACTCGGGAAGATTAAAACCCTACATGAAATCACGAAGGTTTATTCCGTGATGTATGGGTTTATTTGCAAATCCGATGGTCATGCCGGATTTATAACCGGCTTCGATACGAATAATCCCACTGGTCCTGTCGCTCCTGACAGGGTGAAAGTGAAGAAGAATGCTTACTGTGCTAAGCAGCAAGTGTTTCCAGCCGGTACTACTGTTTCCGAACTCAAGAACGATTGGTCTTTCATTTGGGAGTTCGATGCCGCTCCTGTAGTTGGTACTGAAAAACAAGTCACTGTGACTCAGTTTTGGGTATCAACTACACCGTTACCGGGAGTGAAGCCACCAAGTAATTTCTTGGTGTGTGAGGATTGACTACACTCGGACGATTGTTCGAGTAGAAATGTCATTCCTTTTTGCCATTGCTCATGTTGCCCTTTTCACTGTGATGTGATAGGATGTGTGTGCAATGATGCCTTCTTTTACGAAGATTAGTGTTCCTTCATGGAACCTGGTAAGAGGTCCTCCGGGATGTGCTCAGCACCTAGCTTAAGCCAAGTCCATATGCCCACCTTCGCTGCTCCGGGTGGATGCTTATACATGCTATGGATGCCTACATTTGAAATAATGTAGATGCCTAATACTCTCTCTCAGGGAGAGAGTTTAGATGCCTCCAAAGGAGATGC